GAATTTATTTCAAGTCGTTTAAATAGTCCTATTTCAGATTATTCATCAGATAATAGAAGTAACTCAATATTAAGTGATCCACACGCTGCAGTTTATGTTTCGAAAGCGGTCAAATTAGTTCAACCCGCAACCTCTCTAAAGGTTATTTTATCAGTATATCGCCACGAATCTGCAGATTTTAGAGTTCTTTATAGTTTATCTCGTCCAGATTCGAGTGAGATTGATCAATCATTTGAACTCTTTCCTGGATATGATAATTTAACATATACCACTGCTGCAGGATATTCTGTTTTAGATTCTTCTAAAAATAGTGGAAGACCAGACACTTTTGTATCTTCAAGTGTTGATAATCAATTTAAAGAATATGAATTTACTGCAGATAATCTTAGTTTATTTAATGGATATGTTATTAAAATAGTAATGTCCGGAACTAATCAGGCATATCCACCAAGAATAAAAGAACTTAGAACAATTGCAATAAGATGATAAGAGTAAAGGGTCACCAAAATCTTTATAGAGATGAAAATAGTGGTGCAATAGTAAATTGCGATTCTGTTGCATATAATCAATATCTAAATACTCTACACAATAAAGATTTCCAAAAAAAAGAACTTGATAAAATGAAACAGGATATTGATGAAATTAAAACATTATTAAAGGAGTTGATTAATGGATCCAAATGAAATTGAATTAAAAACTATTAATAAGTTATTTGAATACGAAAAACAAACTCGAATAATTGATAATTTAAATGAGAGTGAATTAAAAATTTTTTGTAGATTATATTGTAAATTATACTTGAAACAACAGGAGACTATTTCTTCTCTTGGATTTAATCCTTTATAAATATGTTTAAGGAATACATAACAAAAAATGTCAATATATGTATCTAACATAGTAATTGAACAAGGATTTTCATTCAAAACTTTTTTTGAGTTAGTTAATCCAAAAACAGATTCTGAACTTGATTTGACAGGTAGTTCAGTAGAATCAAAGATTAGAAAAAACTATGGAAATTCGACATATGTATCATTTGCATCTAGTATTATACTTCCAACAACTTCTGGAATTATTTCATTAGCATTAACTGCGAATCAAACAACAACATTGACTCCAGGAAGATATGTTTATGATGTAAAAATATCTTATGATAATAGTGGGGAAAATGTGTTTAAAGTTGTAGAGGGATCTGCATTAGTTAGATCTGGAGTGACAATATAATGCCAAATATATCAGATAGTATTGGATCCAGAAATGTAATTAAAGTTTTATCACAAACTACATCGGTTTCTGGAAAGTTAATTTATCTAACTGATTTAAATAAACAATTACAAGATAAAGATGGAATGATTCTTGTTTGGGATCTTGGATCCCAAACTTTTATTATGACTAGTGTAATTGATACATATACCCAATCATCAATACCAACAAATGGAGCATTAGTTGTTAATGGTGGTGTTGGTATTGGAAGAAATTTAAATGTTGGAGAGTCTTTAGTAGTATCTGGAATTTCTACATTTAATTCAAATATAGATATTAATTCTTCTGTTGATATTTCAAATAATCTTACAGTTGGAACTCTTGGAGTATTAGGTTTATCCACAACAAAAAATCTTCAGGTTACTGGTGTTGCTACGGTTGGAAACATTAAAATTGATACTAATACGGTTTCTACCACAACTGGAAATCTTATTTTAGACTCAAGTGCCGGAACAACTCAAATTAATGATGCACTTTATATTAATGATGCGACACAATCAACAACTAAAGATACTGGATCAATTATTACTGAAGGTGGTGTTGGAATTGAAGGTAATCTTAATGTTGGTGGAAATGTAGATATTGATTTAGATTTAAATGTTGATGGTGGCGATATAACCACAAATCTAACAGCATTTAATCTACTAAATGTAAATGCGACAACAGTCAATGCTTTTGGTGCTTCAACGGCACTGGTGATAGGTTCTACTACAGGTATTTCAACCATTCGTAATGCGACTTTAAGTGTCCCAAATGCGACTACATTAAATCTTGGCGTAACATCTTCTACAACAAGTGTTAATTTCCAAAGCACTAAAAACACTTCTTTTGTTTCGATTGCCGCAACTACAAATGCAACAACTAAAACGACTGGTGCATTAAGAGTTGCTGGTGGTGTTGGAATTTTAAGTGATGTTTATATTGGCGGAAACCTTCAAGTTGATGGTACTATTAATTTGGACGGAGGAACATTTTAATTATGAATAGTAAAGTTGATGTAAATATATTAATTAGTATGTATAGAAAAAAATTTAAGTATTGACAAATCAAAATATTTTATTAGAAGCAAAATTTCAATCACTAACAAAAGATTTTGAAGAACAAAAAAAATGTTTAATTATCAGAAAATTTAAATCTTCAAAATAAATATGACGAATTTAAAAATTGTAAAAAATAGAAAAATAGAACCATGACAAAACCATCAACTCGACAAGGACTTATAGATTACTGCCTAAGGCGTCTAGGTGCCCCTGTATTAGAGATTAACATTGGTGATGAACAAATAGATGACTTAGTCGATGATGCCCTTCAGTACTTCAATGAGCGCCACTTTGATGGTGTTGAAAGAATGTATTTGAAGTACAAGATAAGTCAGGATGATATTGATAGGGGAAGTGCAAAAAATACTAATGGTGTTGGAATTGTCACAACAACAGGAACTTCTAATATAACAGGATATGGAACTACTACAACATTCAATTTTTACGAAACTTCAAATTATATTCAAGTTCCAGATTCAGTTATTGGAATAGAAAAAATATTTAGATTTGATACTAGTTCAATTTCTGGAGGAATGTTCAGTATTAAATATCAGTTATTTTTAAATGATTTATATTATTTCAATTCAGTTGAACTTTTACAATATTCAATGGTTAAGAGTTATTTGGAAGATATTGATTTTTTACTCACAACAGATAAACAAATTAGATTTAATAAAAGACAAGATAGATTATATTTAGATATTGATTGGGGTTCACAATCTGTTGGAAATTTTATAGTTTTAGACTGTTATAGGGCACTAAATCCAGAATCATTTTCACAGGTTTATAATGACAGTTTTGTTAAAAGATATTTAACGGCACTTATAAAAAGACAATGGGGTCAAAATTTGATTAAATTTAGAGGAGTTAAACTTCCCGGAGGAATTGAATTAAATGGTAGAGAATTGTATGAGGATGCTCAAAGAGAACTTGATGAAATTCAAAAAAGAATGGCAATGGACTACGAACTTCCCCCATACGATTTTATTGGATAATGGCACTCAATCCTTTCTTTTTACACGGAACTTCATCCGAACAAAGATTAGTTCAAGATCTTATAAATGAACAATTGAGAATGTATGGTGTCGAAGTTGTTTATATCCCAAGAAAGTTTGTAAATAAAAAAACAATCATTGAAGAAGTCACTTCCTCAAGATTTGATGATAATTTTGAAATTGAGGCATATGTAATTAATTATGATGGATATAGTGGTCAGGGAGATATTCTCACAAAATTTGGAGTAAGTCTAAAGGACGAATTATTAATCACAATTTCAAAAGAAAGATTTGAAGATTTTATTTCACCATTTTTAAGTGTATTAGATGATGGAACAGAAGAAAGTGATATTATACTTTCAACTAGACCAAGAGAAGGAGATTTAATATATTTTCCACTGGGAGAAAGACTTTTTGAGATTAAATTTGTAGAGCACGAAAATCCATTTTATCAGTTGGGGAGAAATTATATTTATGAATTAAAGTGTGAATTGTTTGAATACGAGGATGAAATTATTTCTACATCTATTGAAGAAATTGATACTCAAGTCAAAGAAGAAGGATATATTACAACACTTAATTTAATTGGTACTGGTATAACAGCAACAGCAACAGCATCAATTTCAGGTTCTGTACCTTCAGGATATGTAAAAGAAATTTTTATAAACAATGATGGTAGTGGTTATACATCAACTCCTGTTGTTACCATAAGCAATTCTCCAACAAATCTAATTGGTGATAGAGCAACAGCAGTGGCAATCACAACAGTTAGGGGAGGTATTCGTTCTGTTGAAAGAATATATTTGACAAATGCCGGTGCGGGATATGTAACTCCTCCAAGCATAACAATTTCTGGTGGAGGTGGAGTTGGTGCTGCTGCAACTTGTTCGATTGAAACCACATATAAAGGTGTGGTTAAATTTACAATTTCAGATGGTGGAGTCGGATACGGAACAGCACCGATTGTTACGGTCTCTGCGCCAGGAGAACTTGCAATCAATGGAGTCGGTCAAACTGCGGTTGGTATTGCATTAATTGGGTATGTTGGATTGAATGTAAGTCCCTCAGTAAAGTCAATTTATGTATCCAATCCAGGATTTGGATATACCACAACTCCAACTGTTACGATTGCCAATCCAGAAACAATCACCGGATTTGGTACATATTTATTTAATGAAATTGTAATTGGATCCAGATCAAAAACAAGAGCCAGAGTTAAGAATTGGGACAAGGATGAATCTATTCTTAAGATCTCGAATGTTGGGATTGGTGTCACACAACTTGGATTTTTTCCAGGAGAAACAATTACCGGAACAGAATCTGGAGCACTATATACGGTCGAAACTTTTGATAAAATGGATACATATAATAAATATAATCAAAATGATGAGATTGAAGAGGAAGCCGATCTCATTTTAGATTTTTCAGAATCAAATCCATTTGGAAATTACTGATGTTAGGAAATTACTATTATCACGAGATCATAAGAAAGACTATTATTTCTTTTGGAACTTTATTCAATCAAATTCATATTCGCCATTCTGACAAAAATGAAAATAATATTGGTGAAATTAGAGTTCCAATTTCGTATGGTCCAAAACAAAAGTTTTTAGCAAGAATTCAACAACAACCAGAATTGAATAAGGCAACTCAAATTTCATTACCAAGAATGTCATTTGAGATGAACTCTATTACATATGATCCAACTCGAAAATCAAGTATAGTTCAAACTTTTAAGACCTGTGATGATGGGAATAATATTAAGAAAGTTTTTATGCCTGTCCCATATAATATTGGATTTGAACTTAATATTTTATGTAAATTAAATGATGATGCATTACAAATTATAGAACAAATTTTACCTTATTTTCAACCAGCATTTAATGTAACTGTTGATTTAGTTGAATCTATTGGAGAAAAAAGAGATATTCCAATGATTTTAGAAAATATTTCATTTCAGGATGATTATGAGGGAGATTTCTCAACAAGAAGAGCACTAAT